AAAGCCGGGTCCTTTGAATGTGATTGCCGGCGGGGTGTAAACCCTTTTCAGCTCACCGTTGCATATGTTGCAAGATATTAAGCTAGTGTCGGCTGTTACTGATCTGATTTCATTGAGTTCATTATGACATTCAATGCAGCGATACTGATAGTTTGGCATATATCAATTATACATAAAATTTTGGGGTTGGATATATTTTCAGATGTAGCATACATCTGTATTCCCTTTATAGGTGTCTACAGGGGCGTGGGATAGATTTAAAATATAAAATCACCTATCCGCCCCAATATCTTATTTTATAATTAGATATCGGCTCTTAATCGCTGTGAGGCCCTGCGAGCTTCTAAAGCGTCTAAAGCGTCTGGGCTTCTAGTAATTTTCCGGCCACTCGGTTTACTGGATTTTTCATCTAATGGCATCCGACCATTCTTCATCCGATGGCGGTTTATTAACCACCTCATATTTAGCATAATGCAAAGAAGCCGCAGCGTATTCAGGGTTTAGTGTTTTTAACCACCCTCCAACAGATTTCATCAAAACCCCCGGAAGCCCGGTTGCTTCACATGTCTTAGAAGCTATACCCTCGTATCTTCTAATAACCTTGTTCATATCTTTAACTTCTTCTGGAGTTGCATTTATCGGTTTGATATAGTACCTAAGCCCCCCAAATTTTTCTTTAATCTGAAGAATTTGATAATCTGGGTTAATAGCCGTTAGGTCTCTATCGCAGTCTGCCACAATGAGATACCAGCCCTCATCAACCCCGATGTATTTATAACTATCCGGAGTCATCTTGTTTTTTAAGTTTTCTACTTGAATTTGAAGTTCTGAAGATATTGGTTTAATATTCATAATCATCATTGTCCGGCGATGTCCACTTGTCGGCATCTTCTACATCCCACATTTGGGAATTAATCTTTCTTTGAATTAATGTTTCTTTCTTGGTTGTGTAAGACGGGTCCCACAAACGAATTCTATTGTTTGGCTGGATAGCTATATTGCCATCTTCTCTTTCAATCACATGACCACACTTGTGCTGTCCAGGGCTTGTGCTAAAACCAGCGTTTAACTGGTTATCTTCTGGTGAATGCCAGTCAAGAGTAAACAAATATTTGCCGTTTACAAAATCGCCAGACCTAGAAACATATGTCATTTTCATATTACGCATAGCTTGAAACTCAGTTACCGTAACATATTGGCTAAAGGCGTTCCATAAAACCAACTCATGGATATCAACATGAGGACTATCTGGCTTTGTGCAAAAAGCAGATATTGGCATTCTCCACCACACTCCACCATCTTCCATTAAGAAATGAAATTGCGGGGACCGGCCTTGGATTGAGCTAACACCAAAAATCATACACGGGAAAACAACATCATGTGAATCAATTTGATCACGCAGGTACTGCCCACGAACATAACATTCTATTGCTGGAGTGTTTGCATTTAATTCAGGCATATATGTATTATATCACTAGCTATAGAATTTTAAAGTTGACATTTAGCACAAGTCTAAAAGGGTTAAACACTGGATTTGAAGCTGCATGTATTTGATCACCATCAAAGATGATACCCACACCCTGCTTTGGCTGTACGCTATCTGTAACCTCATATAATTCGTTAAAGAAGTATGTTGGACCATCTGAGTCGTTTATGTAATATAAAAGCACCTTGTGGTCTACAGGCTCCCCGTTATCGTATTGCAGATCAAGGTGCGGCACCTGGGGTTCATAATTAACCATAGGTGGGTAAGGAAAAGTCATATTGACTTTAGCTCTTAATAGCTTTATTTCCCCGAACCGTTCTTTTAGTGCATCAAATAATGGTCGCATAATCCCAAGATGAGATGAAGCATTCTCTTCACCCTCCATAAACAAATGGTGCGACAATTGCTGAGGGGCATGTTTGAAACGAGGGTCTTCATCTTCTGTAAAGATATGAGTATTATAAAACCGGTAAGCAAACTTGCTATCCCGAACATATGTTAGTAATTCAATTTGTTGCCGGAGCGGAATTATATCTTGAACAATAGTTTTCATTTTGCAAGTAGCAAAGCAATTGTAATTGCATGCAAAGCAAAATACACTGCGTGTGTAATTTTATCCTGTTTTGACATTTTCTTCTCCTTTGTAATTCTTTGGTCGGTCATCTAAAGCATTGGTTGTAATAACCATAGCATCTCCCGCAACCAGCAATATATAATTTACCATCTGCGATGCAGTCCAATTCTTGAAGGGACTTGCAAATTCAATTTTGGCATCAGGGTTTACATCTAACTCAAAAACGCTGTTTAAAATTTGTTCGTTAGTTTGATAGATATCGTATTTAGCCAAACACATATCAATAACACTTCTAATGTGTTGTTCTTTTATAACATCCAAGTAAGTCTCTCTGGCTGTCATTATCACAAATTCTCCTTTATTTTTTCTTTACTGGGTTTTTCTTGATCGCTTTTCTTTTAACAATTTTTTTCTTAACAGCTTTTTTCTTTCTAGCTTTTTTCTTTTTAGGCATACTTGGCAATGGGAAATATGGGGCTATGGCTTCAGAAATAGCATCAATGCTTCTTTCTGTTTCATACTCAATACCGTTGATAGCTGATTTAATAACTCTACTGCCGCCAAGTTCATCAGCAAGAGGTTTTAATATTTCTTCTGACAATTCCGAGATTGGTGATAGATGGCAATGAAGTAGTTCGTGAATAATTGTTGCCCGAAGATTTTCTGGGGTATCTTTTGTATAAGTTTTACTCAAATACATTTTGGCAAGATGTTGACCGGTAATTACATCTGTCTCTGCAAGGCAGTCAGAAGAACACGGTTCGTTTTGCATTACAATTGTCCAGTCTGACAAATGCAGCATCTTCTTTATTAGAATAACATATCTGAGCATCCATGCTTCCATATGTTTCTTTTTGTTTTTTTGCAACGCCATTACTCTGAATAAACTCCTTGGATTACCTTAAACCCTTTTTCTCTATCAAGAACCATGTATTGATATTCTGTAAATTTAAAGAATGATTCAATAACATCAAGCACAAATGGTACATTTAATTCAGAGCAGGTATACAAGTCAAACTGCAACAAGCTTGGTTCCATTTCATCCCAAATGTGAAAAGCAATATGAGATGTTTCAATCATCACAGATGCAGTAAGCCCACGATTACCTTCTTCTGTAATCATTGAAGCAAATGGGCCTTGGACAACTTTCATCCCAATTGATTTAACAAAATCTCGTAGCCAATCAATCACTACCTGCTCTGATGTTGGGGCATCAGTAATCATGCCTCTGATCAACAAATGTTTATGCAACGGTTTTTTCATAATTTTTCTCCAGTTCATACATAAAAGTATTATTCAACCACATGTAAGCAATAATTGAATATCCAATAATATCCATCAATGTGTCTAATATTGTTTCATCACCAACTGCATTAGTGTAATTTTCTTTTTTCATTAAATTTTCTACTCGTGCAACTTTGTCGTGCACTCTGATTACAAGACCAGTGATTCCAAATTTTGAAATATTCTTGTGTCCATAATCTTTTTGTTTTTTAATAACAGTATTTAAGATTTCAGAACTAGTAAGCAAATATGTTATCTCCAAATTTTTTGCAATACGAAGTGCATTCGCTGAAAGCAACACCCAACGATTTTTATGCTCTTGAGTTCTTATACCGTCTGAATCAAGATAGTCTCTTGAATCTATGTAAGAATCAATTGTTTCTCGCAAATTATTAATTGAATAACCATCAAGGGCTTTGATGTCTGAATAGAGTTCTTCTGTTGAATTATAAGCAGCCATTTCCCAAGTTATTGTATTATTATTTTTAATCGGTTGTTTTACTACTGTCATCATTTCTCCTTAAAAAATGGCTGCTTATTTACTACGAATTTAATTCAGAATTTCTTTGTTCTTTTGGATTTACAATTTCAAATTGACCACGCTTTACCTTTTTAAAGAATTGGCGGTTGGCGTTGTAGAAATTATAAAATGTTGGAAGAGAAATGCTGACATCTGTTGACACCTTTGCCGGTGTTACAACTTGCCCTACATTTTTTTCCAAATAATTTACAATATTATTTTGTTTTGTTTTTGTTCTACTCATGGTTTGACCTCCTTCCTTTAATTTAAAATTAAAATGTTTCCATAAATTTTTAGCCAAATCTTCTTCAAGGTTATAATACTTTATAGCTTTTGAAAGATTCCAGCCTTTATAGTATCCATAAATCACAGCACTAGCGGTTCTTTCTACGCCGGCTTCTTGAATATTTTTTACTGTGCTAATCAGTTTTGAATAAATTTTTTCTAATTCAATTTCATTAATTATAAAATCACTGACTTCAAAAATTTCTGTATTTTCTTGAGTATCCATCGGGTTCTCTCTTTCTTGTTATAAACACTCTACCATAATAAAATAGAAAATGTTGTGATTTTATAAAAAAATAGCCAGCCCTATATTTGGCTTAATCTTGCGAAATAAGCTAAACCAGGGCTGGCTATTATTAAAATTATTTTTTCTTTGCTGGGGCTTTTGGTTTTGGAAGTGAGTGTTCTTGAATATGGTCGTCTAGTTTATCTTCTACATGATCTAGTTTTCTTTCTATTTTAGTAACATCCTTGTGGACATCATGTAACAATTCAGCGACTACGTTATGATCTTGTTTGTTTTCTTTTCTACTTTGTTGGATTAATGCAACAATAACTCCACCGACTAAGCCAATGATTGCTACAACAACTGGTGTTTCCATTATTTACTCAACAAAAAACTAGCAATAGTTTCTGGGTCAATGTCAAAATCACCAAATTCAGATGCGTGTTCTTTTAGAAGAGAAACAAGGTCTGTTTTGCGAACTTGCTCAGCTACGCCATCACCATCAACTTCGGTTGCCGATGGAGTGCTTGATGCTGGTTCACCAGTTGAGCCGGAGTCTGTGCCGCCAACTGTAGTGGTTTCTTCTGTAAGCATAAAAGTAACATCTTTTACTGCTTTTGATAATTCATCAATTTGCTCTTGGTGATAAGAAGCAGCTCGGAGCGCTTCTTTCAGCAAAAATTGATGCTGCTGTACCATTCTTTCAGCATTATCTACTGGGATATTAATAAACTTCATAATTTCTCCTTGTATCAAAATGATACTTCTTTAAAGTGTACCATTATTTTTTTACTTTCGTAAACTTTTATGCCTCATCCATGTCATTTTCTTCATATTCGTCTTCTTCTACCTCAACTATACCATCTGGAATTACCGCAAAACGACACTTGCCTTCATCTTCCACTTTTTGAGCAATAATTTTGCAAACACCATTGCCTTCGTAAAGAACACAGTTAGCGCACTTTACTCCAATATCTTTAACATCATTTTCTTCTGGGCTATCATACCCAGCCCAAACACCAGTTTCGTCTTCGTTAAATTTTCCGTAAATTCTTGTAATTGCAATAAGCATATCAGCCAACACTGCTTCTTGTTCATCCAGATCGTCTGCTACTTTGTTAAGAATGATTTCTTCTGATTTTGATACTGTCCTGTATCCGCCGCCTCGTTTTTTATATTCTCGGACCAGCCAAGCATTTGCGTAGGCTGATGGGTAAACATCAAACTTTCTTTTAGCTTCTGCTTTTACTCTGGCGTAAAGCTCAGGGTTGGTCGGAACATTACGGGATGCTTTTTCAACATCTGTTGAAACATTGATTGGTTTTTTATCTTGTCTTGTTTGAGTTGATTCAGCACGGCGCTTGCGTCTAACAGCAGATGCGATTTGCGCAGGTGACATTCTGGCAGCACGAGCTGCCGGAACGCATTTAGGGTATTTACCAGATTCAGCGTCAGCTCTACCGCATGGCTCAAACCCGCCTCCTTTTTTTGGCCTAGAAATGTCCACCCATCTTTCACTAAACCATCTGTCTAAATTTTTTCCAAAGTTTTCTTTTTTCTTTTTCTTTTTTGGTTTGTAACCTTGTTGTGGATTTTTAATCCCAGAGCCCATTGAGCTAGTAGTTACTTCATTTACTTTTTCTTTATAACCATTTAATCTAGCAGCAACACCCTGAAGCCTGGCTTTATTTTTAGCTTGTTTCATAGATAGGTCATTACCTTCAGTGTATGTATAACACATACCTTGATCGCCCCATTTATAACCGGGCTTACCGCTATTGGAGCAAGAGTTAATTGGCATAATCTATAATTTTATCACATTATTCGTAAATTGAAACAACATCTTCTTGCTCCCATCTTTGTACTGGAATTTTAACTTTCCAAAAATAATGGGCGGCATCTTCAGATGAATAAACTATACGAGCATAAGCTTGTTTTGCCCCTTCGTCATAAACTAAGCATTTTGCATTAGGGCAAAAATATAAAGCTTTGTATTGATATTTATCTTCATGCCAATGCACTGCATTAACAACAACAAGAATTTTATTACAATACGGGCATGTTTTAGTCGGGTAAGGAAAATCTTTAATCAGTTGACCCAGTATCATCATCTACCTCATCATCATCGTCTTCATCTTCGTTAAAGATTTTTTTTCTTAAAATAAAATTAATAATTTCATCAAGTTTAGATTTGGCAATCTCAACACCATCCATTAAAGAATTTACTTCATCAATTGACATTGAGTAATTGTCATCAGGAGACATTATTACAAAAACCGGAAGATAACTTCTTTCATAAGGAACTGCTTTAATAATTATTTGCAAACTCTTAACATCTTCTAAGTCTGTATTATCTTCAAAATTTGAAATTTTCATTTGTTACCTTTGTTTCTTTTTTTAAAATTAGTATTAATAATACTATTAAAATCTGAGATAGATTTGTGGTCAATCTTTTGACTTTTATTTTTAGCGTTATTAACTTTATTAATATCTTCTTTATTTAAAGGTTTAATAAACCTAATCCATTGATATGTTAATAGTATTAATAATGCATTTATTAAACTTAAATCTACATTAAGTAATTGCATACTAGTATACTTAATACCAACACTAGCAACAAAACTCCAGATCAACCAAAAAAATAAAGCAGTCATAAATCTCCTTGTGTAAATATTATCAGAGAATTACGAAAAACTTTTGTAATCACCAGAAAATTTTTTATTCTTGTGGTATGCTTACGCATGCAAGGCGTACCAGCATACTATGTATACTAAGTATACTTAATAAACTTATATATAATAAGCATACTAGTGTACTAAGCATGCTAGTGTACTAGCAGTATTAATTTTGGTTTTAAGCAAAACAATGGTAAAGTTAAACATGAAAATAATTGCAGTTGTAGAATCTGATGATTACGGCCCGGCTGCAATTCTTGACCCCACGCATATTACCATTACAAGATTCAATGGATTCTATCTTGCGGCTTCAAGATGTGTATTTACAAACACTCCAATTACTTGTGAAATTTCTGAAGAAACAGCTCTTTCTCTTATTCAAAAAGGTGTACAATGTTTAAATATGTCAAGCAATAACAACACTTTAGAAATAGAGAAAGAGTAATGTTTGATGAAAAAAATTAGTTGGTTTAGTCTTAACAATCAAGATGCATCTGGTGAATTTTGGTTCAGCCAAGGTTATCAACACGCTGCTTTAGAGACTATTCAGGCATTACAAAAAAAAGAATGTGGTGTGTTTTATAACCGAGAAGATATTCCTTTTCATGTAAACTTCTGTCCTCCTCCTTACTATCAGAATAAATCAAAGTATACGGTTGGTTACACTCCTTGGGAGTCAACTAAAATTCCAGAACACTGGGTTTACAGTATGCAAAAATGCGATGAGATTTGGTCTACTTCAGAATTTATCAGCGACATATATCGGAAACAAAACGCAAACGCAAATATATATACAATACCTCATGGTGTGTCAGAAAATTTTTCTATATACGATAGACAATTAACAGGAAGATTTGTTTTCTTACATGTAGGCGGAGATAGTAAAAGAAAAAATGCTCAAATGGTTGTAGATGCATTTTTAGATTTATATGATGACGATGATGATTATAGACTTGTTTTAAAATATAATAAATTTTGTACTGCGGAATGTTATGTTGATAACAAATTAGTTCCGGCTATTTATCATCCTCAAATTATTGGTATTGGTGATAATTATACAGTAGATGAATTAGTTGAGTTGTATCACAAATGTCATTGTATGGTTTATCCAACAATGGGAGAAGGTTTTGGGATGATTCCTTTTGAATCAATTGCAACAGGTATGCCTACAATTCTTACTGATGCAACTGGTTGTAAAGATTTTTCTCATTATGGAATTCCTTTGTCGGCAAGTTTTGTAAAAGCAGACTGGCAAGATAATCTTTATGCAGCTGATACCGGTAATTGGGCGAGTCCTGATTTTGATGAACTATTGCACTTGATGTCTAGTGTTGTAAACGAATATGAGATTTACAAAAAGTTTTCTTTAAAATCAGCAAAAATTTTACACTCTGAGTTTTCTTGGGCTATGACTGCTGATAAGATATTAAAGCGTTTAGAATTTTATGAAAATTCTTTGCTGTAATCCTTAGTAATATTCATTGACTTTAACTTTTTACATAGTAAACTAGTTATTCATTTCGCGGAGGCCAAATTGTCGTTATTAACTTATGATTTTATAAATTCCTATTCCCAAAAACAAGTTCCTTGGGGTTTTGGAGGGCTAGGAGAAATTGTTTATCTAAGAACATATAGCAGAAAAATTGATGGCACAGATAGGA